CAACTCATAGAGCGAATAGAAAAGCTTAATGACAAGACAAATAAATTAAGTCCCGCGGAGCAAATCGCTCAACAAATAAAACGCAATAAAGATCTTACTAGTGAGCAAAAGAGGCAGGCTCTTGAAAGGTTAAGGGAAATAGATTTGGTTCGCATGCAAAGCGATGCTCTAGGTCGATTAGCCGAAGCTAGAAACAAGGCAGAAAAGGCCAGAAAGCAAAGAGAGCGTGATCTGCAGACTGGCGTTTCGTCTGAGATTAAAGATACCGACGCTGGGAATGCAGAAAGGCAGAAAACAGAGAAGAAGCTAGAGAACATGAGGACAGGATTCTTGTCTGAACTTGAGCTTATATCTCAGCAGGAGAATCAAAGGCTGACTTTTGTCAAAGGATTAGACGAGTCATTCTTCGATGCCACTCGTACCCGCGAAGACATGATTACTTCGATTGAGCGAGATTCTGCACTACAGAGGATGAGAATCGCTGAAGAGGAGCAGGAAAAGAAACAGAAGATAGCAGAAGCTGGTCATGCGGTTATACAGAACGGCCTGCAACTAATGGCTTCTGGCTTCAAGGAAGGAACGGCTATTCAAAAGGCAGCGTTTGTCGCATATAAAGCATATGCAGCAAGCCAGGCAATTGTTTCGGCAGAGGTTGCAGCGGCTAACGCGCTGGCGTTCTTACCGCCTCCTGGAAATATTGCGTTCTCTAAATTTATCAGAGGAATGGGTTACGCGAGTGCCGCTATGATTATGGCTCAGACAGTCGCGTCATTTGAAGGAGGTGGTTTTACCGGCCGCGGCGCTAGATCGGGAGGCATGGACGGAAAAGGCGGTTTTATGGCGATGCTACATCCCAATGAAAAAATCACTGACATGCATAACGGTGGCGGCTCTGGGATTACAATCATAAACAATGTAGACGCTACCGGGGCCGGCCCAGAAGTAGACCAGAAGATCCGCACGGCTATGGAGAAAACGAGCAGAACAACCATACAAACGGTCAGGGACCTGGCTGGTAGAGGAAGGCTAGTATGACCCAGTTTATATTCCCTAACATAAACCCAACATCTAGCACCTGGGAGCTAGTCACCAACACCAGGGTGTTCCGGTCTCCTTTGACTAATGCTGTACAGACAGCGTCCCGTAAGGGCTCTCTCTGGAAGTGTACGATGCAGTATAACAACGTGTCGGGAGAAACTAGAGCTCTTCTCCAGGCTTTCTTGACAAGGCTTAACGGCCAAGAGCATAGGTTTCTGTTGAGAGACTTTGCTTACACCAGGAGAGGTTCAGGCGAAGATAGCACTCTTGTCACAGCGGCAAATCAAACAGGCACTTCAGTTGATTTGACAGGCGCTCCGGTTAATCAATCGAACTATATGCTTGCTGGTGATTATTTAAGGATTAATAACGAGCTGCACATAGTTGTTGGCAGCTGGGATTCTGGCACTAATACTGATACTTACGCATACAACACAGATTCATCTGGTCATATAACGGTAAATATTGCGCCACCCTTGCGTAATACGACTGTATTAGATGACCCGGCAGACGTTGTTGCTCCAGTTTTTGGCGTTTTTATTTTGGGTAATAACCCTTCATGGAGTAATGACGTTGGCGGTATCAGCAACATTACAATAGAGGCTATGGAGGACGTTTTAGCATGAGTAGAGGGTTTTCCCCAGCCGTAGCAGATGCGCTTGCTGCAGGGCATGTAAGGTTGTTGTCGTTCGCCAAGTTAGAGTTTTCTAGCCAGACGATGTATGTGCATAACGGGATAGGAGAATATCAGTTTGATGGCCAAACTTGGCAAGGTCTAGGTGATTTGGCAACAATATCTGCTGTAGAAGAGGGTACAGACGTTTCGCCTTATTCGATAACTCTCAGCTTGTCTTTGCTCGATTCCACTTTGGCAGAGCAAGCCTTAGAAGAAAATTATTACATGCGACCAGTGACCATATACCTTGGTGTGTTGGACGAAAATGATGATTTCGTACAAGAGCCAAACCCTGTAAATACGAACAATCCTGTCCCTCTATGGTCTGGTCACATGGATCAAATGGCAGTGACTGTTGGTTCTGATCAAGGTGATATCATAACCATGACGTGTGAATCTCAGTTATCGTTATTACAGAGAAGTCGGAATCTAATGTTCACTAATACTTGGCAACAGTCACGGTACTCAGGTGACAAATTTTTTAATTTGTTAGCGTTCATAGAGGGCGTAAAGGTTGAATGGAAAGGTAAGGGAGGCGTAATAGGCGCTGGAGATATAGACCTTTCTCAGCCATCGAGGGGTCCTGGAAGATATAGGCATTAACATGGCGTCGAAATTAGACGTATTAAGAGCTGCTAACAAGTGGAAAAAGAGACGGTTTAACTACGGTGAGGCCGACTGCTGTCAGTGGGCAGGGTTTGTAGTAAAAGAATTAACTGGCGTAGATTATTTAGAGTCTTTCAGCTACCAAGATGAAGCTTCAGCCTATAAAATAATAGAAGGCAATGGGAGCCTAAAGCATACGGTATCGAGTGTTTTAGGGCCTCCAAGCAAGACGTTAAGCGATGGAGATCCATGCCTAGTAAGAATGTCTACTGGTGATTTGATGGGCATAAAGCTTGGCGACAAGATACTGTGCCTTTGTAAGAACGGTATCATCCAAATAGACCAAGAAAACCTAATATGCGGATGGAATAAATGCCGAATGCAATAATCACAGCAATAATGTTCGTGGGCAATCTGGTGATGACTGCCTTGCCAATGATCGAAGTGGTTTTTGGCATTAGCGGAGCGACGTATTTTGTCACCGGCGCGCTCGCGATAACTGCTGGCGTTGTTGGTATGTCAAAGCTTATGGAAATGTCAATTCCGAGGCCAGACTCTAATTATGCTAGGCAAAAAACCGTAAGATCGACAACTGCTCCAGTTAAGCGAGTTTACGGTGAGTCGTTGATATCAGGTCCTGTAGCGTTTATGGGAGTTGGCGGCACGGGAAACCAAGACTTATGGCATGTAATTGCTTTGACGGGTGATAAGTCAGAGGCAATCACAGATATTTATTTAGACAACGTGATTATCCCCAACGCTGATATAAACAGTGGAAACGCGGCTGGCGGCATTGTTAACGGCACTAGCACGATCTTTAGGCCGGTAGACTCGACCACCTTGGTCACAGTTTATAAATATATCGGGGGTCAAACCGCAGTTAGCCAGCCTGTAGCTAGTGAGTTCTTCAAATGGACTAGCGATCATGAAGGCCAAGGTCTTACCTACATTGCCACTAAGTTTTCATTTCCTGATAACGAAAGGATCGCAGAGGTCTGGAACAAGTACAACCCGCAAGACATAAAGGCCCTGGTGAAGGGCATGGCCATTTACGATCCGCGCAAAGACAGCACTTCGCCTGAGTATGATTCAAGTTTGGGGGTTTCTACGCAGAGGCTTTCAGATAGCACCACCTGGCAATGGTCGGACAACCCGGCTCTGTGCTTGGCTAACTACATCATCGATGATCAGTTTGGCATGGGTGTTCCGTCTTCTGCAATTGATTGGGCTGCTGTTCACTCTTCTGCGGATTATGCAGATGCACTTGTTTCTATCCCGGGCTCGCAGACTCAGAAGAGATTCACATGTAACGGTGTCCTGTACGGAACCGATAGTCACGCTCAGAACATAAACAAGATCTTGAGCTCGATGAATGGATCGCTTGTCTACTCTAGCGGTAAGTATGTAATGCAGGCCGGTCAGTATATAGAGCCAGAGTCAGACGCAATTCTTACTGATAATGACCTGAATGGCCCTATTAATATCACCGTGGCCAACACCCGGGATGACAGATTTAACACGATCAAGGGTACTCACTTCAACCCAGAAGATCTGCATAAGAAGGTCGCATTCCCAGAAGTTCAGTTGACAGACATAGCGACCAGGGACGCAGGAGAGGTCCTCTATAAGGAAGTAGAGCTTCCTATGACCAATGACGTATACATGTGTCAGCGGTTGACCTATCAAATGATTAACAGGTCTAACGACCAATTGTTAATCGAGTTCCCCTGCAATCTAAAAGCTCTACGTTACACAGTTGGAGACCGGGTAAAGATCACGCTTGATAAGTTTGCTGGGTCTGATCAGGACTCAATAAGCTTCAACCAAACACCTTTTGTCATCCTCGGATTTAACTTCTCGGCAGAAGGCGCAGTCACGCTAACCATGCTAAAAGACACCCAGGCAAACTATACAGACATGCCTGTTGGGAATTACTCCACAGTTGCCTCTGACGGATCTATCACTGATGGATTCTCAGGGGTTCCTGCGCCAACAAACTTGAGCTCAGTGGTTGATGGGCATTTTGTCCGTTTAACCTGGGACAACCCAGCTCCCAATACAACTTTTAACGATATTATCGTTTATCAAAGCGACACTAGTAACTTTAGCGATTCTTCGATATTTATTAGGACTAAGAATGATGCTTTAACTTTTTCTTTACCCAGCAGCAGCCTTACTAAATATTACTGGGTAAGAGCCTCTTTGTATGACAATGAGGTTGCTGCCACGGACATCATCATCGGGCAGACCTACAGAATACGAAATCTAGGAACGACAAACTGGGTCACTTTGGGTGCGACAGCGCCTGTAAGCAATGGCGATACGTTCCTGGCAACGTCGAGCGGCACATCATCATCTGGCACAGGTATAGCCACAGATGAGTCAGCTGTTAGCGCGGTAGTCGGGCCAGAGACCGTCACTACCACGGACCAGGTTGCTGACTCTATAGAGTGGATTGACGTTGATGACGCTGCAGGATTGAGACCGGATAATAATGCCACGGTAGGTGCCACTTTATCTGTTAACTTTAAAGATGACGACGATTCTACAATTCTTACAGCAACGGACGTAAAAAATTCAGTATTAGCGCAAGAAATACTAAGGGTTGAGGTTGAGGCCGGCGATGTTCTAGATTTAGAGACTGGTGCAGAAGTTGATATACAGAATCTAGGCGATGTAGCGATCTATGTAAGTAATCAAGATGCATTACTCCAAGGGAATATTAATACAGTATCAACGGCTCTTAGTAACCTAGAAAACACTGTTGTCGATTTGACTTCTGGTGTAAGTGACATTTATCTTCAAGCAACTGCTCCGGTCGCTGGAGTGGGCGGAGTCCCTGATCCCATACCTGATTTTAGCAGATGGTATGACACAGACGATAACAATGCACCTTATTATTGGACGGGATCAGCTTGGGCTAGCCTGGAAGACCCTAGAATTGGGGCTAATGCGAGCTCAATAGTAAACCTCACAGCTAGCTTATCAAGTACAAATACTAATGTAGCTGCCAACACAACATTGGCTCAAGGTAAGATTCAAAGCTATTTCCAAGATGCAGAGCCTACCGGCGGCACTTATGTGACAGGTGATTTGTGGTTCGATACAAATGATAAGAATAAAGCTTATCGATGGAGCGGAAGTGCCTGGCAGTCTATTAGGGATACCGATATTGACGCAGCTGTCACAGCTGCTAGCACCGCTCAGTCTACTGCAGATGGCAAGATTGTTACTTTTTATCAGGATGCAGAGCCCGCTGCCGGGTCTTCCTCTTTAGGCGATCTTTGGATAGACACTAACGACGACAACAAGCTTTATCGATATAACCAGACAGGAACTAATCCTGATACTTTTGCCTGGCAAGAGACCAGGGACGCAGGCATATCTAGCGCGATAAGTGCCGCCTCGACAGCACAAAGCACAGCTGATGGGAAAATTGTTACGTTCATCCAGGATGACGTTCCCGCAGATGTTGACAGCTCTTCTGGGGATCTTTGGTTTGATACGAATGACAAGAATAAACTGTACAGATATTCTGGCACTGCCTGGGATGCCGTTCGAGACACAGATATCGCACAAGCTATCTCTGACGCCTCTGATGCACAAGCAACCGCTGACGGAAAAGTTCAGACGTTTATACAGAACGATGCTCCCACGGCTAGCGATTCAAGTCTAAATGCCTTGTTTACTGGGGATTTGTGGATAGATTCAAACGATAGTAACAAGCTATACAGGTATACGGGAAGCGTTTGGGATGCAGTACGAGACACGGGCATAGCAGCAAACGCAGAATCAATAAGCGTTTTAGACAGCACGGTTTCAGATATTGACGATACGGTAACAGCCCTAAGCACGTCCAACACAAGTTTAGTCGCTACCATAGATTTTATAACCAAGGTTAGCGATGAAGATGGTGATGTATTGGAAGACGAGGGCTCAACTTCGCAGACCCCAGTAGTAATAGATATGCAGGATCTCACAGACGTTGCGTCTGCTACGGGCCAAGCTGATCAAACATTGCAAACCAGGGTAACGCTCACAGAAGATACCGTTACAATTCAGTCAACTGAACTGACGCTGCTAAATTCAATATTGACTGATGGAAGCGGAAATCTGACCGCAGGAGCAAATGCGGTTTCTGCATTGCAAACCGACGTTACTCAGATCAACACATTGGACGGCACGTCAACTTCTGCAAATGCAAGTGCTCTTATTGCATTAAAATCGACCGTCGAAGACCCCTCCACAGGATTAAGCGCGGTCGGCGGCGTCGTTAGTACCTTAACTGCTAATGTCGGAGATGGTGCAACCCTGGTATCGGACGCTCAAACCTTATACGCGATCACCGGCGTTGTGGCTACAAACAACTGGTCATCAACTCAAGAGTATGCTGTCGGTGATGGGGTTGTAAGTGGTGGATTGCCTTATGTTTGCGTTTTGGCGAATACTAACAATGTGCCCCCAAATGCAACGTATTGGTCCCCTGTTAACACAACAGCAGCGTTAATTACTGATAACAATGTAGCGAGGATTGGTTATTGCGTTGATGCTAACGGAGATTTAACGGATCATAAAAACGCTACGTTATGCGTTGCTGCGGGTAACACTTGGAATGGGGATGCTGCTATAGCTGAAGCGGTAAAAGCATTGCGAGTTATTCAGCCTGACGGGACATACGCCACTATCCAGGAAGCTACATCCGTAATTTCTGATGATGTCGGAGATGTCACCGCTCAAAAGTTTATTAAGATAGACAACAACGGAAGGATAGCAGGATACGGTTTATATTCGACAACATCAGGGGGCACCCCAGATTCTGAATTTGTAGTAGTTGCAGACAGATTTACTGTAGTAGACCCTACTTCTACTGGCGATGATCCTATTCAGCCTTTCACTGTAACGTCAAATAAAATCTTCTTAAGTACTGATGTCCAGGTCGATGGAGACTTGCTGACAACAGGGACAACAATATCCAACTTGGATCTTATTGTAGGTTCAGGTGCGTCATATTTTAAAGTTAGCTCTGATGGTTTGCAGCTAGGAAATGAGACTTTTGACAGTGCTCCGTTTAGAGTTACCCCAGCGGGCGCGTTAACAGCGACAGGCGCGACCATTTCAGGCGCTATTACAGCGACTAGCCTATCACTTTCGGAAGGTATTACGATTGCAAAAAGTGTTGTCGGCTTAACGAATGTTGACGATGTAAGCCAAGCGACGATTCAATCGGACACACTAACAGCGGCGACAAGCTCGGACGTTGGGCTTGGCAGTGTTGAAAATTTAGACGCACAGGATCAAGCGCAAACAGGGCTGATCGCTGGTACAACGATTACAGGCGGCGGCATTACCATGTCGTCAGGCGGTGCGATAAAGACCACTGGCAAGGATAGCGAATCAGATACCACAAACGGCTATTTTCTGGGATACAACTCAAGTAGCACTAAATACACTTTTGGTATTGGCGATGCTGATCGGAGCATGGTTTGGGACGGTTCAAAGTTAAACATAAGCGGCGATTCAATTAGCTTACGAACAGGCGGTGATGTTGACTACACTTCAGATTCACGTTATCCGACTAGCGTTAAAAGCTCTGCCATTACACTGACAAGCGATAGTGATTACTTTCTTTTTGATACCAGATTCCAAGATATAGCCTTCCCTGAATTCTTGGTTACTTACAATTTAGGTCCATTAACCTCTGGCACTCAGTCTAGTTTGTCTGCGGCAAATGGGGGAATCATGGATCAAATCAAGGTTGAAGTGTTCTATTCCGATGCTTCATCTGGGTCTCCGTCAACATGGGTGTCGTTTGCAAGCAAGACGGTCGGGAAGATTTATACATGGAATCAATCAAACTCTGCAATATATTTCAATTTCCGTGTAAAGCAAGTCGACTTGGGTGGCGGAAATTACAGGGCCGACTTAGACACTAGAAGCGGAATTCTAGACGATTACCCATTAAGCGCCGCGCCGTTCTCTAGTTACTTTGGCGGGACTTCCGTTCCCGTAGGGCTGGTTGATGAAGATTACAACATCAACATACCAGTGTATCGGAACACATTTGTATTTCCTAAAGGCAAGTATTTTATAAAGACGGTTATCACCGTAACAGATGGATCAACCTCACCCTACCCCAGTACAGGGTCTCCGACTGCCACCAACAGAATCGTGTCAATAGCTAACGCTAATAACTACACCCATCCTGATTACGGCCAATCCTCATATTACCAAGGAAATCCAAAGACAACTTTCGTTGACCCAGATGACAAAGGAATGACGTTGTTGAATGGAAATTCCGTCTACCTGATGACGAGAGAGGGTGATTCTGGCGATGAAGGCTGGCAGAACGCCATGTTTTTTGGTGGAAGGGGAACCAGTAACGCAAACGCGGCATACGGGAACTTGCATGGTCTTTATTTCTACAATGACAGAGATGATATTGGCAGCGGCAGTGGGATAGTAGGAAGCCTCGGAAGCGTCAATCACGCTATCACAGTGCCGTATCTTGGAGACTCGCTGAACATCACGGCAACGGGAAATGGGATCAAGTTTAACGGTGGATATGGTTCTACTGGCGCAACCATTGACACCAATGGAAACTATTTCGCAAACGGGAACATCACCATTTCAGGGACAGTCAGCCAAGGCTCTGACGCACGATTAAAGACTGACGTTGAAACCATAGACGGAAGCAAGGTCTTTGACATGCGCGGTGTTAGCTTTACCAAGGCAGGAAAGAAAGGCGCTGGTGTTATAGCTCAGGAACTGCAAGAAATAGCGCCAGAGTTGGT